ATTAAGTGCTGCAAAGAAAAATATTATTGTTCAAAACATAGATTCAACAAATTCTGAAATTTATGTGATTGTTGTAAGAACTATTACTACTGTTGGTAATGCTGTTGCTAACGTTGCTTGTGCTCTTCAATGGAGGGAGATTTACTAAATTATGAGTGATAATGTATATCTTGGTAATCCTAATCTAAAAAAAGCCAATACACAAATTCAATTTACAGAAGAACAAATCATTGAGTTCTTAAAGTGTAAAGAAGATCCTGTTTATTTTGCAAGAAATTATATCAAGATCGTTTCTCTGGACCATGGTCTTGTTCCTTTTGAAATGTATCCATTTCAGGAAAAATTGATTCAAAATTTCCACAAGAACAGATTTAATATTTGTAAGATGCCCCGTCAGACGGGTAAATCTACAACTTGTGTTTCATATTTGTTACATTATGCGGTATTCAACGATAATGTCAATATAGCTATTCTAGCGAACAAAGCATCCACTGCTAGAGACCTACTTGGAAGATTACAACTTGCTTATGAAAACTTACCAAAGTGGATGCAACAAGGTATTATATCTTGGAACAAAGGATCTCTTGAATTAGAAAATGGATCAAAAATTTCATCAAACTCTACTTCTTCATCTGCTGTCCGAGGAGGATCCTATAATGTCATCTTTTTGGACGAATTTGCATTCATCCCGAATCACATTGCAGATGACTTCTTTGCTTCAGTTTATCCTACTATTTCGTCTGGTCAAAGCACAAAGGTAATTATTGTTTCTACCCCTCGTGGCATGAACCACTTCTACCGTATGTGGCACGACGCTGAAAGGGGTAAAAATGAATATGTGCCCACAGATGTTCATTGGTCTGAAGTACCTGGTAGAGACGAAGCATGGAAGGCACAGACTATTGCAAACACTTCAGAGCAACAATTCAAAGTCGAGTTTGAATGTGAATTTTTAGGATCAGTTAATACTCTTATTAACGCATCAAAACTTCGCAATCTTACATATGATGATCCTATCAAGAGAAATGCTGGATTGGATATTTATGAGCATCCAAAAGAAGAACATAATTATCTAATTACAGTTGACGTAGCTCGTGGACTTGGGAATGATTATTCGGCATTCGTTGTTTTTGATATTACTAATTTTCCATATAAAATTGTAGGAAAATATAAAAATAATGAAATTAAACCAATGTTGTTTCCCAGTATTATTCACGAAGTGGCAAAGGGGTACAATGATGCTTGGTTATTGGTTGAAGTTAATGATATTGGAGATCAGGTGGCAAATATCCTTCATTTTGATTTGGAATATGATAATGTTTTGATGTGTGCAATGAGGGGTCGTGCTGGACAAATTGTTGGTTCGGGATTTAGTGGGAAAAAATCTCAACTCGGTGTCAGAATGACTGCTGCTGTTAAGAAATTAGGATGCTCTAACCTTAAGACTCTACTTGAAGATGATAAACTTCTAACCGTAGACTACGATATTATTAGCGAACTTACAACATTTTCGCAAAAACACAATTCCTTTGAGGCAGAAGAAGGTTGTAATGATGACCTTGCAATGTGTCTAGTTATTTTTTCTTGGTTGGTTGCTCAAGATTATTTCAAAGAAATGACAGATAATGATGTTCGTAAGAGAATCTATGAGGAGCAAAAAAATCAAATAGAGCAAGATATGTCCCCTTTTGGATTTATTTCAGATGGACTAGAAGATATGGATGTATTTGTAGAACAAGAAACTGGAGACAGATGGTTAATAGCAGCAAATAATAGTGGTTTAGAATCTATGGAAGTCTGGAATGTAGATGAATATGGAGATAGATCATATATGTGGGAATATAGATGACTTTAAGAACCAGGAAATTATAAATACTTTTAGAATATTCTGGTAATACGGAGAATAAAGATGCCGCTTAATTTAGCATCTCCTGGAATTGTAGTAAGAGAGATTGACTTAACCCTTGGAAGAGCTACTCCTTCATCAGACAAAATTGGCGCAATTGTAGCACCTTTTGCAAAAGGACCTGTAGATTCGCCAACTCTTGTAGAAAATGAAAATGACTTACTTAATAATTTTGGGGAGCCTTATTCAACAGACAAGCATTACGAGCATTGGTTATCTGCATCATCATATTTGGCATATGGTGGAGCACTTAGAGTTGTAAGAGCGAATGATAATGATTTGAGAAATGGATTTGTAGGAACTGCATCCAGTGTCAAAATTGATAGTTTAGATCACTACAATGCTTTGGGATATGATGAAAATACTTTATCTGGGGTTGTTGTTGCAGCAAGAAATCCAGGATCTTGGTCAAACGGACTTAAGGTTGGTATTATTGATTCAAAAGCAGATCAAATCTTAGTTGGTGTTAGTACTTCAGTAGCATCAGGAGTTACCGCAATTGCAGTTGGATATGGTGTTACTCAATCGGTAGTAGGTAGAATCAATCCTGGTGCAGGAACAACTTCAGTACTTGATGGTTATTTAAAAGGTATTATCACTGAGGTTTCTGGAAATAGTGTTTATGTAAAAGTACTTTCTCATGTTTCTGCAGCAGGAACTGAAACTGAAGTAGATTATCAACCATCAGGTGTGTATGCATTTTCTTCAACTGGAAGTATTTCTATTCACAATGTAGGTCAATCTATTGCAGCAGGATCAACTTCATATACTTCAAGACTTGATTGGTTTGACCAACAAACATTAGGAATTACAAGTACATCAACAATTTCTTGGAATAATATTGCTCCAAGACCAGGAACTTCTGCATACGCTTCAACAAGAAATTCAAGATTTGATGAAGTTCATGTAGTCGTTATTGATGCTTTAGGTACAATAACTGGAAATGCTGGCACTATTGTAGAAAAGCATCTTAGTCTCTCTAAAGCATCTGATGCTGAATTTTCTGTAGGAAATCCATCTTACTGGAGAAAATATCTAGCAAATAATTCTGAGTATATTTTTGGTTTAGGAGCTCCTACAGGTATTGTTACTACTGGTTACAGTAGTGGATTTAATCTTGAAACTGATGTTTTTTGGGATCAAGAAGCAGATGGAATCACTTTTGCTGCTGCTGGAGCATCTACAAATACCCTTACCGGCGGTAAAGATTACAGCGGTGCGTCAAATCTTGATACTGCAGGATCTTTAACAGCGACTCTTGGAGAGTTGTCTGACGGATACGATTTATTCGAAAATACAGAAAACTTTAAAGTAGATTTCCTCCTGATGGGATCTGCTGCATATGATATTTCAACAGCACAGGCACTTGCCAATAAACTAATTTCTGTTGCAGAATTAAGAAAGGATGCAATTGCATTCATCTCACCATATAGAGGTTCTGCTCTCTCAGATACTTCAGTACAAACTGCAGTAACAGTAAAATCTGCTGCTGATATTACTGATAATGTAATTGAATTTTATGCTCCGGTTTCCTCTTCATCTTATGCAATTTTTGATAGTGGATATAAGTACATGTATGATAGATTTGCAAATACTTTCAGATATGTACCACTAAACGGAGATATTGCTGGTCTTTGTGCTCGCAATGATATTAATAACTTTGCTTGGTATTCGCCAGCAGGTACTTCTAGAGGTGCAATTCTTAATGCAGTTAAACTTGCCTACAATCCATCTAAATCTCAAAGAGATCGTCTGTATAGTAGCAGAATTAATCCAGTAATCTTCTCACCTGGAGCAGGAATCATTCTGTTTGGTGATAAAACTGGTCTCGCCAAAGCATCTGCATTCGACAGAATTAATGTTCGTCGTTTGTTTGTTTATCTTGAAAATGCAATTTCTCAGGCAGCAAAAGATGCGCTCTTTGAATTTAACGATGAAATTACAAGGACAAATTTTGTAAATACTATTGAACCTTTCTTAAGAGATGTTCAGGCAAAAAGAGGAATATTTGATTATGTAGTTATTTGCGATGAAACAAATAACACAGCTGCTGTGATAGATAATAATGAATTTGTTGCAGACATTTATATCAAACCAGCAAGATCAATTAACTTCATTGGTCTTAACTTTATTGCCACCAAGACTGGTGTTGACTTTGAAGAAGTAATCGGAAACTTTTAATTTAGAGGGTTAAACAAATGACAACTAGACAACAAT